CACTAGTTGCTATTCGACAGCAAGAGTTGGCATTAAGAGGTGCTGAAATTCAAAGAAAAGCACAAGAGTTTGAACAAGAGCAAGCACAAGAAAGAGAAAAAGACATGGCAGATATGTCTTTAGGTCAACAAAAATTAAACTTAAATGAAGCAGCATTAAGAGAAAAATCTCGTATCGCAGAAGAAAGATTGCGAACACAAAAAGAACTAACTGTTTTTAAAGAACAAAACAAAAGATAAATCAATCATATTCACAAACTTTATCCTATGTTATAATGTAATTGAATTAACAAAGGTTTTTCTATGGTTGTAGCAGAAATTTTAACAGGCATTAGTTTAGTTAAACAAGCACATGACTTTATAAAATCAAATATAGACACTTGTAAGGATATTGGAGAACTTGCAGGGTCCATAGATGATTTATTTCGTGGCGAGCAAGAAGCACAAAAAGCAAGAGCAAAAAAATCTAAATTTGGTTTTGCAGATCAAATGGGTGTTACAACAGTCGCTCAAGAAATCATCGATGGTAAGTTAGCAGCCGAGCGGCTTGCGGAGGTGGCTGTAATGGTGGACCTTCGCTTTGGACATGGAACGTGGGCCTCAATAAAAGCAGAAAGACAAAAACGTATTGAAGAAGCAAAACAAATAGAAATAGCAGAAAAAAAACAAAGAGCGTTAGAGAAAAAACAACAACGAGAAGAATTAAAAATGTTTGGTTTGACTTTTATAATTGTTATTGTAGTATTTCTCATATTATTTGTATTATTTTGGGTATCTATGTAAATTTGCATAGGAAAAAATCTATGGCACAAAAAAAATTAGAAAAAAATAGCGAATATGAACATCTTGATTTAGATGGCGATGGTATTGTTACCGATGAAGAACTTGATATGGATGAAAGAATGATGCGTTTGCAAAATGAAAATGATAAGCAAGATGCACAACGATATATGGCATGGTTTGCATTATGGGGTATGCTTTTATATCCATCTCTTGTTGTTATTGCAAATTTCATAGGACTTGAACAAGCTGCAAAAATTCTAGGTGATATGGCAAGTGTATACTTTGTTTCTGTAGCAGCCATTGTTGCAGCGTTTTATGGTACACAAGCATTTGGTAGAAATGGAGATAAAAAATAGATAAAATTAAAAATTTAGAAAACGCAATTCTTAATCAAGCAAATATTTTAACTGCTATAACAGAATTATTAGATCAAGAAGTTAAAAATAATAAAGATTCTTGTTGTGTATTACTTGCAAAAAAAATTTTAAAAGAAATTGAAAAAACATGATTCAAGCATTTATTGGACCCATAGCAAATCTTGCTGGCACTTGGTTGCAGGGCAAAGTAGATAAGAGCAAAGCAGATAGTGAAGTAAAAGTTGCTAAAGCAAAAGCAGAAGCAAAGGTGTATGAAACCGAAGCAACATCACAAATGCTTAATGAGAAAAAACTAACAGATCAAATGGGTGATAGTTGGAAGGATGAAGCCTGGTCATTATGGTTTTTAGGGGTTCTAACGGCCTGCTTCTTGCCCTGGACCCAGGAGTATGTTAAGGAGGGGTTTATATTTTTAGATGAACATACGCCAACTTGGTTTCACAATATGCTGTATATTGTTATAGGCAGTTCATTTGGATATAGGTTTGGAAAACAAGGGTTACAAATTTTAAATCGAAAGAAATAATATGGATGGCATCGCACTTGCGGAACGCTTATTAAAGAACATTCGTGAAAAACGTGAAGATTACAAACAAATGTTAGCGGATGGTAAAGCAGAAAAGATAGAAGATTATCGGTTTTTAGTAGGTCAAATACGAGGACTGACTTACTGCGAAGAAGAAATAAGAACCTCGATGAAAGGAATTGAAGATGACTAAACAACTATTTGTGCCTGAAAGAATAAAAAAAGGGTTTGAACAAAAAGTAAATGACAAAGAAAATAATCCTAATTTAGAAAATCCAGAAAAATTAGAACCATCTGCATTGGAAAGATTACCCAACCCTGTAGGATATAGACTGCTAGTTATTCCATATTACATGAAAGAAAAAACAAAAGCAGGAATTTATATACCAGACGCTACGAGAGATAGGGAAAGTTTTGCAACTGTAGCCGCTTATGTGATAAAAGTAGGACCAGATGCTTATAAAGACGAACAAAAGTTCCCAACAGGTGCTTGGTGTAGTGTAAAATCATGGGTGCTAATGGGTAGATATGCTGGAAATAGATTTAAAGTAGATGGTCTTGAGGTAAGACTTATAAATGATGATAATATTATTGCAACAATACTTGACCCAGCAGACATTTCTTATGTATAAGGTAATTAGGAGATATTTATGGATAATACAAATAACGAAGAAACAGTAACAGTAGAAGTTGAAGATAATGTCCCGAAAACGGAAATAACTTCACCTATTCAAGTTGATTTAGAAACCCGAACAAATGTTCAAGAAAAAGAACCTGAGCAACAAGCTGCTGTTAAAGAAGATGAACATGAGGAATATACAGAAAAAGTTCAAAAAAGAATTAATCAACTAACTGCAAAAAGAAAGCAAGCGATAGAAGAAGCACAAGCGGCATATTCTTATGCACAAGAAATGCAAAAAGAAAATGAAGCAATGAAAAGTAGACTTGCTAATTTAGATAAAGGTTATGTTGCTGAATTTGGCAATCGAGTTGAATCACAGTCTAATCAAGCAAAAGAAATATTGAAAAAAGCGATAGAGGACAATGATCCTGAAAAGATTGCACAGGCTCAAGAAATTATTGCAGAGTTGGCATTTGATAAAAAAAGAGTTCAAATGCAACAACAAAAACAAATTCAAGAAGAAGAGTTGCAAAAACAACAAGCACAGCAACCAAAACAAGAAATACAAAAACCAGCATCAAAATTAGAATTGGACCCGAAGTTACAAAATTGGATGTCTGAGAATGAATGGTTTACAAAAGATAAAATTATGACAGGTTATGTAAGAGGATTGCATGAAAAGTTAGTGTTAGAAGATGGGTTTGACCCAACTTCTGATGAATATTATAAGGAAATAGATTCAACTATGCGAAAAATATTTCCAGAAAAATTTCAACCGCAACGGAATAACGCTCAATCCGTTGCACCTGCGTCATCTGGGCGGTCAATAAAATCTGGGCGGAAAAAAACTGTGGAGTTAAATCCAGGTCAAGTTGCTTTTGCAAATAAAATGAAAATACCTATAGATAGGTATGCAGCAGAGGTTGCTAAATTAGAAGCAAGGAGGGCACAAAATGGTCGATAGAACAAATAGGGAGTCGCAAACCCGTGAAAAAAAAGCGAGAATAGAAAGCTGGAAACCACCAAGTGCACTAGATGCTCCTGAACCTCCTGTTGGTTATGTTCATAGATGGATTAGAGAATCTGTCATGGATTATGATGATAAAAACAATATTCACAAAAGGAGGAGAGAAGGTTGGGAATTAGTTCGTAAAGAAGAATATCCAGACTTTGATGCTCCTACAGTAGATGAAGGTAAAAACGCTGGCGTAATTGGCGTGGGTGGATTGCTCTTGGCAAGAATACCCGAAGAGATTGTGGCTCAAAGAAAACAATATTATGAGAACGTCACTGCAAATCAAATGGAGGCAGTTGATAGCGATTGGATGAGAGATTCTAATCCTAATATGCCAAAATTGAAGCCACAGCGACAAAGCAATGTAACTTTTGGCAATAAAAAGCCAAATTAACTATGAGGAGTAAATAAAGATGGCAAATAAAGATGCTTCTTTTGGTCTACGCCCTGTGCGTATGATGGGTGGTTCACCCTACTCAGGCGGTCAAAGCCGATATAGAATTGCAGCAAATTACGGAACAGCGATCCATCAAGGTGATATGGTTATGCAAGTTACTGGAGGCACTGTAGAAATACATGCTGATGGTGGCACAGTTCCTATTGTTGGAGTTTTTAACGGATGTCAATTTACCGACCCGACAACAGGTGAACAAGTTTTTAAAAACCATTACCCAGCGTCAACTAATGCAAGTGATATTATCGCTTTTATTATTGATGACCCGAATGTGGTTTTTGAAGTTCAAGCAAATGCAGCATTTCCAATCGCTGACTTGTTTGGAAATTTTGACATAATCTACACAAACTCAAGTAGCACTTTATCAGGTGTTTCTGGAGCAGAATTAGATGTGTCCACAGGTGCAACTACAGCAGGTTTACCTTTGAAGGCGATTGATATAAGTCAAGACCCCGATAATTCTGATGTTTCAACAGCAAACACGAATGTTTTAGTTGTGATTCAAAATCATATCATGGGCCAAAAAGGTGCAGGATTAGCGTAGGGAGAGTAATATATGGCAATTTCAAGAGCACAACTCGCCAAAGAATTAGAGCCAGGATTAAACGCTCTCTTTGGTATGGAATATGATCGTTACGATAACGAACATGCAGAAATATTTGATACAGAAACTTCAGACAGAGCGTTTGAAGAAGAAGTAATGCTTGTTGGTTTTGGGAACGCTCAAACAAAATCAGAAGGTCAATCTGTTCAGTTTGACAATGCAACCGAACACTATACATCAAGGTACACGCATGAAACAGTTACACTTGCGTTTGCTTTGACAGAGGAAGCAATGGAAGATAACTTGTATGACAGATTAGGTGCTAGATACACAAAGGCTTTAGCACGTTCTATGGCACATACAAAACAGATTAAAGCGGCAGCAATTTTAAATAATGCGTTTGACTCAAGTTTTACTGGTGGAGATGGTAAGGAGCTATGTGCAACAGACCATCCGCTACAAAATGGTGGAACTTTTAGAAATGAATTATCTACCGCTTCAGACTTAAATGAAACTTCGTTGGAAAATTCTTTAATTGATATTTCAACATTTACAGATGATAGAGGTTTAATTATTGCACTTAGAGGCATGAAATTAATTGTTCCTCCAGCACTTCAGTTTGTTGCTGATAGATTATTAGAATCAACATTAAGAACTGGCACTTCTGACAATGATGTAAATGCAATTAAAAGCATGGGTATGTTACCAGAAGGTTATGTAATTAATCACTTTCTTACAGATACCGATGCGTTTTTCATTAAAACAGATGCTCCAAATGGTTTCAAACACTTTGAAAGACTACCTTTAGCAACAAACATGGAAGCTGATTTCGATACAGGTAACATGCGATATAAAGCTAGAGAGCGTTATTCATTTGGGTTTTCTGACCCAAGATGTGTGTTTGGTTCTCCAGGTGCATAAAAAAAGAACATTTGTTCGTAAAGGGTGTCTTTCCAGACACCCTTTTTTTTGTTATAGTAAATTTACCTTGACGAAGAATTAACTTCGACAGTAGCCAAGACAAGGAGATAAACATGGCTAATACAACCTTTTCAGGTCCAGTCCGTTCAGAGGGTGGATTTAACGTAATTAATAAAAATTCTACAACTGGTGCAGTAACAGAAACTGGTTTTTCAGTAAATTCAACTGGACAACTAATATCTATGGGTACAAGAAAAATCCAAACATTTGCTGTTAGTTTAGCAGATACTGATGCTGCTGATACAACTTATGCAGACAATGACGTTTTAGTTGAATTAGGTGCTTTAAATACAGATCACCCAGACGATTTAGTAACTGCAAGTAAGTTTTTTATTCATAAAGTAGTTATAGGTATTACAACTGCCGCAGCAAGTGATGCACAATCTTTAGCTAACTTACAACTTAGTGCAACATCTGGAACTGCAACTAATACTGCAATATCATCTGGAACAGAAATTGTTGGAGCAGGAGTAACTTCCGTTAATCCAAGAATATCTGCGACAGACTCTGTAACAGAGATAGATATAGATTTAGATGCAACTGCTGGTACTTTTCATGTGTTTGAACCAAATATAAATGCAGCTATAGCGAGTAAAAATTTATATTTGTGTGCAGGTGCTGCTTGTGATACTGCTCTAACTGCTTTTCGTGCTACACTTGAAATAGAATATTCAGTTTATTAATAGGAGAATAATATGGCAGACGCAGTTACCTCTCAAACCTTACAAGATGGTAATCAGATTGCTGTTTTTAAATTCACTAATATTTCTGATGGTACAGGTGAAAGTGCAGTAAAAAAAATTGATGTTTCTGCACTAGCTACAAATATTAATGGTGAGGCTTGCACTAGAGTAACAATAGAAAAAATGTGGTGGCAATGTAATGGAATGAAAGTTAAAATTTTATTCGATGCTTCTACAGATGATTTTTGTATTGAGCTTGGTGAAAATCAAAGTGGACATCACGATTACACATCATTTGGTGGTTTAGTAAATCCAGCTAGTTCTGGAGTAACTGGTGACATTATGTTTACTACTGTAGGACATAGTTCAGCAGATACTTACACTGTTATTATGCAGGTTAGAAAGAGCTATTAATGGCTAGGAAGCGAGATAAACAGCCTCCTAAAACAAAAAAATATTTTCGCTCCACAAAAAGTGGAGCGGGGATGACACAAGCGGGTGTTGCTCGTTATCGAAGAGAAAACCCTGGAAGTAAACTAAAAACTGCTGTAACTGGTAAAGTAAAACCAGGAAGTAAAGCGGCAAAAAGAAGAAAGTCATTTTGTGCAAGAAGTGCAGGTCAAATGAAAAAATTTCCAAAAGCAGCAAAAAATCCAAATAGTCGTTTACGACAAGCAAGAAGAAGATGGAAGTGTTAATGAAAGCATCTGATGTATTAAAAAAATTAGAGCAACATGAGGCAGAATGTGGGCTTCGTTACAAACGTATTGAAGAACGATTAGATGAACAAAGAACAAATTTTAAAAATTTAGATATGCGTTTGTGGGGTATTGCTGTTTTAATAGTAGTTATTGCTGGGTTGGAGAAGTTATTTTAATGGTTATGGGTCGCTCACAAATGAGCAAACAAATAACTAAACCTCCAAGAAAGAAAAAATGGAGTATGAAAAGAAAGAAAAAAATAAATTGTGCAAGACCAAAGGGATTTAGTGAAAAAGCATATTGTGCAGGAAGGAAAAAAAGAAAATAATGCCTTTAACACAAAAAGGAAAAAAAATAATGAAAGCCATGCAAAAACAGTATGGCAAAAATAAAGCAAAAAATGTTTTTTATGCTACAAAAAATAAAGGTAAAATAAAAGGCGTTGATAAAAAAAGGAAAAAAAGAAAATGAGAATGGTATCACAAAGTAGAAAAAAAGTAAAAAAAGTTATTAAAGGTTTAAAAAAAGCAAGTAAATTGCATGCAAAACAAGCAAAATCTTTAAAAAGTGTAATTAAAAAAAGAAAACAGAGGTAAAAATGGTTTCAGTTAGAAAAAAAAAAGTGAACCAAAAAAAGGTACGGGCAAACATCCAGGCAAAAAACACGGCAGGAGGCTCTACACGGATGAAAACCCGAAAGATACAGTCAAAATCAAATTTGCAACCCCTGCAGATGCCCGTGCGACTGTGGCAAAAGTTAAAAAAATTAGTAAACCATTTGCTAGGAAAATCCAAATCTTGACAGTTGGTGAACAAAGAGCAAAAGTAATGGGTAAAAAAGAAGTGGTAAGTATATTTAAAAAAGGTAAGGAAGCAATAAGAAGGAGTAAAAAAAATGCCTAAAGACGCTTGTTATCATAAAGTTAAGGCTCGCTATAAGGTTTTTCCGTCAGCTTATGCTAGTGGAGCAATTGCAAAATGTCGAAAAGTAGGTGCTGCTAATTATGGTAAATCTACAAAAAAGAAAGCAGAAGGTGGCATTGTTAGAATGGGTAATGGTGGAGTTGCTAGAGGAAAAGCAAAAAGAACTTCAACAAACAAAAACATAGCAAGAGGTTGTGGCATTGTTATGCCGAATCGTAGGAAAATAACGAAATACGCTTAGAATGGCAGTTAGAAAGACAAAAGCAGGATTAGCACTTAAACGATGGTTTAAAGAAGATTGGAAAGACCAAAGAACTGGTAAAAAGTGCGGTAGACAAAAAGGTGAAAAAAGAGGCACACCTTATTGTAGGCCAACAAAACGTATTTCTAAAAAAACACCTAAAACAGCATCAGAGATGACAGCAAGTGAAAAACGTAGTAGAATATCACAGAAGAAAAGATTAGGACAACCAGCAGGTAAACCTAGAAGAGTTCAATCACTAAAAAGGAGAAAAAAGAAATGATGAAACCAAGAAAAAGAATGGCTAAAGGTATGGCTATGAAAAAAAAGGGCGGTGCTATAAAAAAGATGCGTTATGGTGGCACTGCAAAAAAAATGGCTAAAGGTGGAGCTATGAGAAAAATGGCTAAAGGCGGTGCATTAAGAAAAATGGCAAAAGGCGGAGCTATGAAAAAGATGACTGTTGCTGCAGCAAAAAAATTTCTTGCTTCCAAAGGTTTTAAAGTAACAAAAAAGTAAAATGCCTTATTTACAAAGTAACATTCCGTACTTCAAGTGTTGGGTGCGAAGAGAGTACACGCACAACCATTTAAAATATCATGGTGATTTTTTACATGCTATGGCAGTTGCAGTAACAACAATGCCAAATAGATGTTTAAGTTTTCAAGTTATTTTTACAGGTTGTGAAGAAGATGATAACGTGCATGGAGGAGCAATGTGGGCTAGAATGCCTATTACTGCTTTAGTTGGTGATACAGACAATGATATTTGGCCAGAACCTATGCCAACACATGCTGTTCAACCCTGGGATTGCATGTCACGTTATCATGCTGTGTATCAAATAAAAAGAGCGTCACCTTGTCCGTGGATTGCAAAAATTGAGGGTGAGTTTTATCCAGCAAAATATTATTTTACTGTTGATTACACTAATAGTGAAGTTGCTGATGATCCTGCACAACATAAACAAAGTCATGTTTTAGAATTACTAGATGCAGGACAATATACAGGTAATATCGTTGCATTGCCTAATAATCGTGTGCGTGTTACACATCCAGCATGGTTTGAAACTGGAGAAGGTCCACCTGATTTTAAACCCTCGCAACATATACACTATTCAAAGTCTGATTTAGATTATACACTAGATGTGAATAGAGTGTTTGATAATTTATATAATGAGGAATAAATGACAGTTTCAGGATCAACTAATTTTGAATTAGATGTAGCAGAATACATAGAAGAAGCATTTGAAAGATGTGGTTTAGAGGTGAGAACAGGTTATGATTTACAAACAGCAAAGCGTTCTTTAAATCTATTGTTTGCAGATTGGGCTAATCGAGGATTAAATCAATGGACAATTGCACAAAGAACTCAAGCAGTTACAGCAGATACTGCAAGTTATAACTTAGCAGTAGATACGATTGATGTTTTGTCTATGGTTGTTACTCGTGATAGCACTGATTTTTCTATGTCAAGAATAAGCAGAGATGCTTATTTATCTATACCAAATAAAGCAACAACAGGTAGACCAACACAATTTTTTATAGATAGACAATTAACACCAGTAATTAAAATTTGGCCTACACCAGAAAATTCTACAGATGTATTAAAATTTGATGTATTAACAAGAATAGATGATGCAGATGCTGTAACAAATACAGTTGATGTTCCTTTTAGATTTTTTCCTTGTTTAGCAGCAGGTTTAGCATATTATTTATCTATTAAAAAAGCACCTGATAGAGTGCAAATGTTAAAAGCAATGTATGATGAAGAATTTTTAAGAGCGATGGAAGAGGATAGAGATAGAGCATCATTTACTATTTCACCAAATTTAAGTTTTTATAGGATTTCATCTTAATGGGTAGACTTGCTTCAGGAAAATATGCTTATGGAATATCAGATCGTTCAGGATTTCGTTATCGTTTACGAGATATGAAAAAAGAATGGAACGGATCTTTAGTTGGTAAAGATGAATATGAGCATAAACATCCACAATTAGAAACAAGACGACATGCAGTAGATGGTGAAGCTCTAACAGATTCAAGACCTGATAGAACAGAACCTGCTGTATCTGTTTTATTAAAGTTAAACGCTTTTAAATCTGGTTCATCAGGTTCTGCTGTAATTACAGTTACTGAAACTTCTCATGGACGAAGTTCTTCAGATATAGTAAGATTTAGAGATGTTGAAGGTTTTGATGGTTTTACAAGTGCGATTTTGGAAAACTCTTCTGGATATAGTATTACGAAAGTTGATGATAACACCTACACGTTCACCGCATCGTCAGGCACGGCAACACAAGGTAATACAGTCGGGGGAGGTAAAATTGCGTCTGCTGGACCAGTAACATTGAGTAGTTAAATGAGTTATACTTTTACAGAATTAAGAGATTTAATAAAAGAGTATTCTGAAAACACAGAGATATCTTTTGTTAATAATTTAGATAACATAGTAAAAGCATCTGAAGATAGAATTTTATATTCTGTAGATTTAGAGGTTTTTAGAAAAAATGTAACATCTGCATTTACATCATCAGACCCATTTCTTTCACAACCAACAGATTTTTTAGCACCACTGTCCTTACAAATAACAACTGTAGGTTCAAAAAGTTTTTTACTGCCAAAAGATGTAAATTTTGTGCAATTATATACAAATGATTCAAGTTCTACTGGTTTACCAAAATATTATGCTATTTATGATGTAGATAATTTTATTGTAGGACCAACACCAAACTCCAATTATGCTGTTGAATTGCATTATTTTTACAGACCTACAAGTTTAAGTGAATCAACACAAACATTAACAGTAAGTAATGTTAGCGGAACTTTTACTACAAGTGATACAATTACTGGAGGTACAAGTGGTGTTAAAACAAAAGTAAATGCTGTCCCTAGTGGCACAACTTTAACAATTGTTGTTCCTGGTCAAGATTTTACTGTGGGTGAAACAGTAACAGGTAGTTCCAGTAGTGCTACAGGAGTTGTGGTATCTGTAACTAATGATACAACAAAATCTTGGTTAAGCACAAATGCACCATTTGCTTTGTTTTATGGCAGTTTAGTAGAGGCTTACACTTATATGAAAGGTGAAGCAGATTTAATGCAATTTTATGAGCAAAGATTTCAATTAGAATTATCTCGTCTGAAAGATTTTGGCGAAGCAAGAGAAAATGCAGATGCTTTTAGAAGAGGTCTGCCAGATAGAGTAAGAACGTAGGAGTAAAACATGGCAACATCAAATGCAGCAACTAACTATCTGGAAAGAAGGTTATTGCACTTTATATTTAAAAATAATTCACTTAGTTTTTCTAGTCCAGGTGATAGTATTTATGTAGGATTGGCAACGGCAGTATCTGCAGCAGAGACAGGATCTGTTACAGAAGCTAACTTTACTAATTATGCAAGACAACAAGTAACTGCAGCAAACTGGACAACAATAGGTGCAGATAGCACAGATACACAAACAGCAAAGAATGCTGCTAACATAGAGTTCCCAGCATCAGGTGGTGGTGGCACTGACACAATCACTCATGTGTTTATTGCAGACGCATCAAGCAGTGGTAATATATTATTTGTTGGTGCACTAGATGCAAGTAAAGCTATAGCTGAAGGAGATATATTTAGGATAAATGCGAATAACCTAACAATAGAGTTGAAGTAATGGCATTTACGATATCTGATAGAATAAAAGAAACTACTACAACAACTGGTACAGGAACGTATACTTTAGCAGGTGCTGTAACAGGGTTTGAAACATTTACCGCTAATTTAAGTAATGGTGATACAACATATTATTGTTGCACAGATAACTCAGACTTTGAGGTTGGGTTGGGAACTTTTACATCTTCAGGTACAACTTTAGCAAGAACAACTATATTATCTAGTTCTAATTCTAATAGTGCTGTGAACTGGACATCAGGAACAAGAACAATATTCTGCACATTACCTGCGGCAAAAGCAGTAGTTGAAGATGGTTCTGATAATGTAACTGTTGGAGGGGATGTATCTGTTGGAGATGATTTGACGATTTTAGGTGGAGTTATTGATTTTAAATCTAATAGTGGTTCACCTGCATCATTAAAAATGTATTGTGAATCTTCTAATGCACACTTTCAAACATTACAACCACAACCACACGCAGCAAGTGCAGCTAATACTTTACGATTACCTAATAGCGGTAGTAGCGATACACAAGATTTAGTTGCAGTAGATATAACTCAAACATTAACAAACAAAAGTTTAACAGCACCTATATTAACAGGGTCAGATTCTGCTGCAGGTTCAATTTTATTTAAAGAAGACACAGATAACGGAACAAATGCTGTTACTCTTATAGGCCCTGCATCTACAGCAGATGTTACAATCACATTACCTAATTCTGCAGGAACTGTTGCATTAACTTCAGATATAGCTAGTGCTGGTATTTCTAGCGGTAATGTTGCTACATTTACATCAGGTGTTGCAGATGATGATTTTTTAAGAGTGTCAGGAACTGCTATTGAGGGTAGAAGTGCATCAGAAGTTCTTTCAGATATCGGTGGCCAGGCTTCATTAACTTTTGGCATCTCTAATACAAATGCAGTTAAGATAGATAGCGGTAGTGTAGCTGATGATGAGTTTGCAAGATTCACAGCAAACGGATTAGAGA